TTAGAAAGCAACGAAAGTTTTCCATCTTGGTCTACATTTAGAAGGTGGAAAAATGAGAATGAAGAATTACGAACATTATATGTAAACTCTCAACAAGACAAAGGCATAGCTTTGGAAAATGAAATAGATGATGTATCTGGATCCCTTAAAAAAGGAGAGATCGATGCTTCAACTGCGAATGTTTTAATTCAAACTTTAAAATGGAAGATGGCTAAGTTTTATCCAAAACTATTCGGCGACAATTCAAAAGTAGATGTAACAAGTGGGGGCGAGAAAATAACTTCTACAACTTCTGAAATTATTGTAAACGTAATTCCTCCTAAAGATATTTAAAAAATTAATGGCTTTTTATTGATTTATTAATAATTGAAGTGTGAAAATTTACGTGGTAGTATCAATATTGATGTAAAAAAAGGTGTTTTTTATTGAGGATTTAATAAAATGAATGTAACAATAGTCTTTAATAAGATTTGGAAAGCGGTACACGCAAAAAATGAAGATGGAAGCCGAAAGTATAGATATATCATTCTTACTGGTTCTTCGCGTTCGAGTAAAACTCATTCTATTTTACAAGTCCATCACTTGAATAGCTTAACAAACAACTGGAGAACTTCAATTTGGAGAGAAACAAAGAAAGACACAAAAGATACTATCCTAGCAGACTTTAGAAAAGCTTTTTATAAATTTCCAAATTGGCAAGGTGTTACATTCAATAAAACAGAAAGTGTTTTCACTTATCCTTTAGGATCTACAATTGAAATTGCAGGAGGTGATGATGAGATTAAAGTACACGGATTTCAGGGTGATGTAGCACACTTCAACGAGCCATACGGAATAAGCAAAGAAACGTTTGACCAGATCGACATGAGGACTAACGAGTTTATATTGATTGACTGGAACCCTCGCCAACGCCATTGGATTGATGATTTAAGTAATTTGGAAAATGCGATTGTAATTCATTCAACTTTTAGGGATAACCCTTTTTGTCCTGAAGAGCAGAGAAACAAAATTCTATCTTATCAATCGGTTAAGTTTTCTGATGTTGTTGTAAGTAAATTGATAAATCGTGATGAAGCTATAAATTATGACATATCTAGAAATTATTTATTTTTTACGGAAAAACAAATCCGAGAATTAAAAAGATGCCAATACAATGAAAAGTATGGAACATCTAACGAATTTAATTGGATGGTTTATGGCTTAGGATTAAAAGCAGAAAATCCGAAAAAAATACATCATAATTTTACAGCTATTTCGTTAGATGAATATAATTCGATTAGAGAAAGAGAATATCAGGGGCTAGATTTTGGTTTTGCGAATCCTTCGGCTTTTGTAAAGATTAAATATGATGGAGATAGAACATTCTACATTAAGCCATGTATGTACAAATCAATGCGAGAATTAGGAATGCCATTAGGGGAGGCGTTAATAGGCTGCGGTGTTGTAATTGGTAACGTTACTTATATGTGGGCAGATTCAGCAGATAAAGAACCTGGAAGCGAGATAAGTTTAATTAACGACTTGCGTTCAAATTATAATATTAACGTAGTTCCAACTAATAAACCAACTTACAAGGCTAGGTTTGAATTTATGAGTAAAGCAATATTCAAATATGTAAAAGATGATGATTATGAGCATGAGTTAGATACTTACGAGTATGAGTACATAAATGGAATACCGACTGAAAAACCAGTAAAAAAAGACGATCACTATATGAATGCAACAGAATATTGCGTATGGGGTATAAAACAATATTTAGATATAAAATTCTAATTATTTAAAAAAAAATCATAAATTTAACATTAAAATAGTATAAATGTGGGTTTACTTACGAAACTAGATAACGGAATTAACGCCTTTAAAGCGGCTTTTTCTAATAATTTAACTCCTTATTATGCCCGTCTTGATGACGGAACTCATGCGTACAATCTAGAGGTTGAACGATATGGATTATTAAGTATGTTAGGAGTGGGCGACAAGTATTCAAAAGCAAGGGAAAATCTAAAGTACTATTATGCTAATACACTTTTTTATCAGGACTGCGTAAATTTATATGCAGATTTAGCCTCGCAAGTCAAAATTATGGAAGTTGATCAAGATGGTAACGAGGTAGAAAATTCTGAGTTCGTTAAATTCTTAGAAAATCCAAACCCTTTTCAAAACAAAACAGAATTTATTAGAGAATTAGTTATTAACTTAATTGTAACCGGTGCTGTTTTCCAATATGGTAATTTCTTTAAAAATGGTAAGTTAGGATTAAGTCCAAGATTATACAATTTAGAATTTTGTAATTTAGCTTTTCCAAAAATCGAAAACAGATACTTGTTAGGAGATAGAGACATTCAAAATTTAACAATCAAAGAGCATTTAGCGAAAAACAAAACAAGAGATATTAATTTTAGCGAGTTAGTTTATTTTTACGATACAATACCGAATTCTGGGTGGTCCGAGAAAGGTTATGATGAAAGCGGTTTCTTTAAGCCGATGGCGAGAATATTCTCAATTATTCCATCACTTAATACATTGTTGAACTCTCAAAGTTCTATGGAGTATATGAGTGGTCATAATGTCAATAAAATAATAAATCCAGATAATACAGGAAATAAAGATTTAGCCCCTTTAGGAGATGATCAGAAAAACGACATAGATGCTAAAATTAACGGCTTTGGTAAATATGGCATGAAAAGAGGGAAAGCAGGAGATATTGCTACTTCTTCGATATCTTTAAAAGCATTAGACTTAACAAGAGATATGCGTAAAATGCAGATTATCGAAATGAAAGAATCTGCGCAAAAAGATGTTAGAAATAATCTTTTAATTCCGGAGGACTTTTTTGGTTCGTCTACTTATGAAAATAAACAACATTCTGAAGCTAGATTTGTTTTAAATAATGTTAAGCCTTGCACAGATAGTTGGTTAAATTCATTAGTAAATAAGTATCATGGTTATTTTGAGACTAAAAAAACTACATTAGTAGGAAAATACGACCATATTGCTTCGGTGATGGAGACTAAAAAGAAGTTGGAAAATGACGCATTTAAGGCTAAATCAGAGGGATTATCTAATTTGATAGGTGTTTATGGCAGCTATAAAACTTCAGTTGATCCTAATATTACTTGGGAGGCATTTGTAAATAACAATCAGTTTAACGAATTTTTAATGATTAAGTGATGAAAAATATAGTAAAAAACATTGATAAATTATTGAAATCTGATGATATTGGCGAAAAGATGAAAAAGGATTTGCAAAAGAAAAAAGAGATTTTAGAAAACAATAAATCCGTAAAGAAATGATTTATAAATCGAAAGAATTACCAGGAAAAACGTTTGCATCCAAAGAAGAGTTATTCAAGGCGTTGCATGAAAATAAATCTTTGATTATTGAATCTAAGAAAGCTGAAATCTATAAATCTCACGAAAAGGGATTGTCTATTATTACAAATCAAAACTCTATTTCTAAGGTTTCAGAAACTACAAAGTCTTTTGAAATGGATTCTAACTATTATTACTTTGTTGTTAATAGTTCTTATATTCTAGATAGTCATACTGATATGCACATCTATGGAAATTGGGATAAAACTGTTAAAGAACAACAAGGCAGAGTTTATTTAGTTTTCGATCACCAATTAAAGAGAAATGAAATTATCGCAATGAAGCAAGACATTGAAATGTTTACGGCTGTTATTCCTTTCAAACTTATTGGTAAAAATTATGAGGGAGATACTTATTGCTTAATTTATAAAGTAAATAAAAACGCTATTATAAACAAAGAAGCTAAAGAATGGTTAGAAAAAGGATATGATTTCGAAGCTAGTGTAAGAATGCAGTATATGGATATTGATGTAGCCTTTGATTCTGCTTATAAAGATTATGCAAAAGAGAAAGAAAACTTTGATAAATACTATCCTTTAATTGCGAATAAAGAAGATCACGATGAAATTGTGTATTTTTGGGTTGTGAAACAAGCAAAGAATGTAATGGAAAGTTCTTTAGTTTTATTTGGCAGCAATAGTGCAACTGGATTAATACAAGAAAATAAAGAGCCGTTAGATGACACTCTTGAAAATAAAGAAGAGCCGCTAGATAGCACTCAACAAGGTGAAACAAAAATAAAAGTTAATTTAAACCTATTTTAAAAATGGATTTTAAGTACAAAACAGTAGCTGAAATTAATGCTATGTCAGCGGATGAACAAGAAAAATATCTAGCTGAAAAAAAGACTCATGACGATAATGAGCGAAAAAAAGAATTGGAAAATGCTGTAAAAACAGCGTTAGAACCTCTAACTAAATCAAATGCAGATTTAAAAAAAGATGTAAAAGATTTGTCAGACAATGTTAACCAGGTTCAAGAGGAATTAAAACTTAACAGAGAGGAAGTTAAAGAATCGTTGAGAAGCGTAGTAAAAGAGAATTACGAAACTATTAAAAATGCCTTTAAAAAAGACGGTGGAGAAACTTTTAAACCTTTTGAAATTGGAAAGGTTGCAGCAATGCACATGACGAACAACGGAACAGTAAGCAATGCCGGTGGTGTAAATATGCCATTTTCACCAAATTTTGAAGTAGACAATGAGATTTCTTTTATTAGAATTCCTGAAAACTTCATTCTTAATGTAATTAGAAACTCAGTAAGAACAAAAGTTCCTGAGCAAATTACAAAAATGCAAGAATTAGCATCTGAGGGAGCTGTTGCTGTAACTGCGGAGGGTGCTGTAAAGCCGTTAATTCAAAAGAAATTCCAAAGAACTGTTACAACTAGACAAAAATACGCCGGGCGTATCGAATGGACTGAGGAGTTTGAAATGGATTTCGAAGCGTTACTAGATGCAATTATTGATATGCTTGAAAGAGATGTTATTATTGCATGGCAAGATGGTATTTTAGATATAATTGAAACTAACGCAACTACTTACTTAGGTTCTTCTTTAGATGGAACTTTAGTAAAGCCAGATAACGGGCTTGCGGTAATTGCTGCGGCGCAACAAATTAGAATGTTGCTTTATAATCCGAATTATGTTTTTATGAATCCTTCGGATATTGATGCGGCGGTTTACACACAAGATACAGAAGGAAATTTCTCATTGAAGCCGTATATTGATGCAAATGGTAACAGAATCGGAGGATTAACTGTTATTCCATCGTTGAAAATTGCAGAAGGTGAGGCAATTGTAGGAGATTTCTCTATTTATAAAGAAATTCACTCAAGAATTATCATGAGAAAAGGACAATACAACGCTCAATTCATAGAGAATGAATATACTATGGTTGCCGAAGTATTCTCAATCCTTAGTGCATCTCCTGCTGATTATCCGGCAATCGTTAAAATTAACCTTGCAACTGTAAAAGCAGCGTTAAAAATCGCACCATAATAATAATAAAATATAAAAGAAATGGCGACAAATATCAAAAAAACAGTATCAGAGAAACAAGAAGGTACACCGATTTCATTTAATACAGAAGACTTCGTAGTTATTAAATTGAAAGGTAGCGACAAGGAATATGTAGAGCATAAACACTTTGCAAATCGTCTTGTAGAAGCAAAAAAAGCTGAGTTAGTAAAAGGGGCGGAAGTTGAAAGAATTATTCCTAAAACCACTGTTTTACCATCTTAAATAAATAACAAATGTTAATAGATAGCACATATTTTCAAAACGCAAACATTATAGTTAATACTAACGAGCCAGATCCGAACAGTAAAACAGCTTCGGTGTTAGATTTGTTAATTGCAAAATCTGAAAGGGATGTGCTGTCTTTTGCGTTTGGTATAGAAATGTGGGAAGATTTTAAACAATATATCGTTAATGGCTATGATGAATTAACCACTCCGGAAAACTATAAAAGAATTATTATAGGGTATAATTACACTATTGATTCAGAGAATATGTTTTGGAACGGCTTAATTCAACCTGAAACAAAAGAAAGTATTTTAGCTGATTTTGTTTACACTCAATACCACACTGAAAATACAACAAAAACAACCGAGATAGGCGAAGCATCATTAGACACCAAAATAGGCGTTAAAGTTTCTTCTATTCCGAAAATAACAAGGGTTTGGAATACTTTTATAAATAAACTTCATGGTGGTTTTAGAGATAATCCGAATGGTTATACTTTAGAAGGTAATCCATATTGGTATATTAACGGAGGTATTGACTACTATGGAATTTGCCGTAAAAACGGATATGTTTCATTGATGCAATTTTTATTCGATAATAAATCGGATTATCCTTTGTTAGATACGAATTATAGAAGATTTGGAAGTATTAAAAATGAATGGGGGTTATGATAAATCACAATAAACTGTTATACTCGTTATTAGATAGGACTATTAGTATTAATTTTAATTCTAAGGATTGGGTTGTAAATTATACTGAGGGAGATCTTTATGAGTTGACTAAAAAATTAGATGATTCAAAAACAAAATACCCTATTATCTGGCTTCAAAGCGGTTATTCAGTTGAGAGATCTAAGACATCACGAAAAATAACTTTAAAGAATTGTAAGTTTTATTTTATCACAAAAGGTAGTGATACAGATTATTACGAAAAGAGATATAATAGCACTTATAAAGAAATTCTTTACAAATTGTTACTTAAATTTGATGAAGTAATTAGAAAATCAAAAGGAATTACCGCTACTGATACAGATAGTTTTACTACTTATCCGTTTAATGATACTTCAGAACTAAACTGGAAAAAAGAACAAATATTATCAATTATAGATATTTGGGATGCTTTGGAATTAGAAACAGATTTAGAAATATCGATAGGTTGTTACAATCAATTTTTAATTTAATAAAAAAGAAAATATTATGGCATTGACATTAAAAAAATGCGGATACTCGGCAGCGGTTGCACATCTTGGAGGTTTGCAATGTGACGAAAAACAAGTACTTGGATATATTTTATTAGATAAATCAGTACTTATTGATCCATCAACATTCGATAAGGATGCAATGGATTTATTAATTCAAGCGGGTAAATGGATTGGTACACTTACTTTTGAATCTGCGGAAGATTCTAACTCTGATCCGTCTATGACTGAAACAACATCTTTAGACAGAATTAAAAACAATCAAGGTCGTAAAGGTTGGACTTTCACACATTTTAAAAACGCTTGTTTCCAAAACGAACTAAACAAATTAGACAGATCAGACAGATTTGGTATTTTATTAGTTTTTGAAAATGGAACTATTTTAGGTGAAAAAACAAAAGCAGGGATGTTAAAAGCATTTAATGCGAGATTATTCACAGGTATTAAGAATGTTAAATTAGGTGCTGAAGGTGGTGGGTCTGTTCTTATGGTAGACATTGCAAGGTCTTCCATGAATGCTTGGCAAGGTTCTAGCGCATCTTATGAATCAGACGATATAGACTTCTTAAATGTTGAGCCTATTATAGGTTTAGATATTCAAGTTCCTAATCTTGTAGCAGGTGCTACTACTAGTGTGGTGAAAATTACTACTGCGTGTTCAGATGCTCCAGTTTCAGGGCTTGGAACAACTAAATTACGAATGAGAAGAAATGGAACTTTACAAGCTATTACTTCAGTTACAGAGGTTAATGGTTCTTATTCTTTAACTCATGCTGCGTTAGTTGCTAACGATGTTATTACATTTGAAACTTATTCAGCAGGACATGAAATTGTGGTATTAGATACTAACTATTATTCTGGTGTTTCAGATGAAAAAACAGTAGTATAATGAATTACAAAGTAGGTAAATATAATATTGATGTGCAAAAGCCGTTTAAAACTACGGCTGATGCAGTCAAATTTATTCAAGAAAGGCATCCTGAAATAAGTAAGGAAGAGATTGAAATGTATTTAAAGCCAAAGGTTAATGAATCTAATATCGTTAAAGTCGAAGATTCAAAAGACAATACCGAAAGTGCCAAAATTGGTAGACGAGGTGGTAAAGTCGATGAATCTGGAACAGATAAATAGAGATAATTTATTACAAGGTAAGGATAGGTACGGGCAGGATATGCCCGACTATTCTAACCCAGAATATGGATTTATAAAATTTAGAATGAATACTCGAAATCGTGGTAAATGGGATTTAAAACTAACAGGAGAATACCATAAAGGAATATTTATAAAAATATTAGGTAGTGAAGTTGAATTCAGACAACGATTAAGAAACGCTAAAGTTCAATGGATTAATTTAAGGCTTGAAAAATTACAGCGTGATCCATTAGGAATTGAAGAAATACAAATGAAAAAGCTATTAAAAGAAAATGCTCCATTGTTAAAGAAAAAGATTGAAGATTCGATAAAAAATGTGTAATTGTAGTAAGCCACTAAAAAAAAGTGATTGTCAAATTTTAAGAGATTTTGTCAATGATCCACAAAAAAGATTCTTTATTTATCATATATTTGATGATGAAAGAGGTTTAAAGATTGCTCATGTGCCTAAAGGCGAAAATCCTAATGAAATAGCATTGCAGCGAAATTTTATAAATGATGATGGTTTAGTCGAGTTTTACAACGTTAGAGAGCATCCGTGTTTATATGAATAATTTAAAAATATATCAAGACAGTAAAGAATTGCCACTTTGGAACTATAAAAGAATAATCCAGACTGGCGATTTTTGTTTTATGATAAAAGGCTACGATATAGGCGATGATAAGCCCGAAAATTTATCTGAATTAGAAGAAAAATTCAAACAAATAGAACAAGATGCTGTAATTTCTATTAATGATAAAAATTTTGATTTAATTTTAATAGGCAAGATAGAGAAATCAAAAGCTGAGATAAATTTATTTCTATTTGCGATGAATGTAATATCGCTAAAACAGGAGCAAAAAAAACTTTGTGATAAATTAGAATTAGATTTTGATTATATCGATGTTTTTGAAATGCTTAAGCCTTTAAAGATTCAGAAATTTAACGATTTAGACAAACAAAAAGAATCTATCTTAAATAGAATTAAAAAACTAGAAAATGACATACAAGATTCATTGAGTAGGATTAAAGATAACGAAAAAAAAGAAGAAGAGTTTGATATTGACAAACAAATTATAAGCGTAAAAATAGGTCTTGAAATAGACTTTAACGAGGAAAAAACATCTATTTATCAATATAACCACTATTGTAAGGCTTTAGTTGCGAAAATAGACGAAATAAACAAAATAAAGACAAATGGCTGAAAAGTTAGCGATATTTGATAAGGAACAAACAATTAAAGATTTACAAGATGTAAATAAAGAGGTTGATGTGTCTGTTAGTAAATTTAACGAGTTAGTAAAAGTCGTTACCGTTGCTTCGTATGGTTTTAATAAAGGGAAACCGAAAGAATTTACAGAAGCTATAACAAAGACAAGTGATGCTATTTCTAAATTAAAAAAAGAATTTGATTTATTGGCTGAAGTTGAAAAAAAACAAGCTCAATTATCAAATAGAATGGCTATTGCTGAAAGTGAAGCCGGAAAAGAAATCGCTTTAAAAACAGAAAGAGTAAATGCACTAGCTAAATCAAATAGAGAATGGGCAAAAACTCAAGTAGCTAATGAAAATTTATCAAATAAAGAACGTGCTTCACTAGGTCAATTAGTCGGATTATATGATAAAGTACAGAAAAAATTAGAAGAAAAAAGAAATTCATATAGAAACTTAGCTGTTGCAAAAGAGTTAGGCATAACTTTAAATGATAAGGAAGAGCGAACAATGGCTCGTCTTGAAAAAAGCATTCAAAAATACGACAAAGCATTAAAAACAACTGATGCCACTATGGGTATTCACCGTAGAAATGTTGGTAATTACGCAAGTGGATTTAATGCATTAAATAACTCGGTTGCACAGTTAACAAGGGAAGCTCCTGCTTTTACATATTCTTTTCAAACAGGTTTTATGGCAATATCAAATAACTTGCCAATACTTTTTGATGCTCTAAAAGCAGCGAGAATAGAAAATTCAAAATTAAATGAAGATGGTAAAAAAGGTGTTCCAGTTTGGAAACAGTTGAGTAGTGCTTTTTTTAGCTGGAACACATTACTTTCAGTTGGTATTACTTTGTTAACTGTTTATGGAGAAGATTTTTATAAATGGGGAAAACAAATATTGAATATATCTACAAGAATAAATGTATTAAAAGATTCA